GCTGTAAGGATAAGATTAGCAGAAGTCTTCTCTTGCTTCAAGAGGATTTCTTGAGCCATACGAGTGAAGGTTTTGCTAACAACATCCATGCGGCTTTTTGCAGCATAACGTCTATCGAAGCTGAGAGCAGAATCGAGAGAGTAAGTTGCAATCTTCATTTCTGAAGCGGTTGGTAAGACTTGGTTTTGTGGAAGACCACCAGCGACTGATTGGCTGTAGACTTGGATATAATCTTCATCGGAGATGTCGTAATAAAGATCAAGCGGAATGCTCGGATTATCATCGGCATTGAATTGAAGAGTAGTGAAGAGATTGCTAAGGCTAGGAGCATTGTTAATAACTTCAGCTAACACTGGACCGATAAATTCGGCCAATGCAACTTGAGCTTCATAAGCAACTGCACGATTCTTAGATGCCATAGCTTTGATAAGCTCGACCTGTTCAGGAGTTCTTTTTAAAGTAATTTTCATGAATTATATTTTATTAAATGTTAAAATTAGAGTCCAAGAGCGATGACAGCAAATGTGCCAGCAAATTGGTCTGTGGTTGTATTTGACGAACGCGATCCAGTTCCGACAACAAGGCCAACGCGAGCGACATCATTGATAGCGCAACCTGTAACAGTTCCACTGACACCAGAAGCAAGCTTAACGCCACTGCCGATTCCTAACGAACCATTGAATGCGCCAGAAGTAAGTGTGAAAACACCTCTAGTTGCAACTGGAACTGATTGGCCAGGAAGAACACACATAAGCTCTTCAGCCTTTTGTGGGTAATAGAGAAGCTTTTCTCCGTTTTCGTCCGTTTGGGCGGTTTGACGAAGAGTGATACCAAGAAGTCCATCACCACTAGTGGCTGGCTTAATCTTCAAGGAAACGCTTGGATATTGATTAGCTCCAACAAATGGATAATCAGTCTTGCCAAGATATGAATCAGTAGCATAAGTGATTGGGTCTAAGTTGAAGTCTCCCACGGCTGTGGTAACGAACACACCAGCGTCACCGTAAGATGATACTGTTGTCGATGAATTGACATATGCGCTTTGAAGAGCGAACATGTTGATGACATCATTGTCATCATACTGTCTGAATGGTAAAATACGAAGTGCCATAATTTTATTGTTTTATTGAGATTTAAGAGATTGTGATGTTTTCGCGCTTAAATGCTCCTGAAAACTTTTCACGGAGCGATTGAGTTTCGCGGGAAGATTGTTCGTTTGAAGAGGAAATTCCAGCTTCTGAAGATTCGACATTATCAAGGATTTCTTCAGTAGAGAGAGTTTCTTCTTCCTTTTCGTCTGCCTCCTTTGTCGAAGCGACTGAGATTTTTTGAATTCTTTTTTCAACTTCAGCATTAATGCGAGCTTGAATTTCAGCTTCAAAAGCGATTTTAGTTTCCTTGTCTTTGGATTTCCATAAAATGGATAATTTATTTTGGAATGAAGCGAAAGCCTCTTCTGTTAATTCAAGGGTTTTAAGTTCTGACGCAAGAAACTCACGATCAGAATCGTCAAGAGCATATTTTTGATCAATGATATCCATGCGCTCATTGAATGATGCGATGATTTCTTGAGCTTTTTGATTGGCTTCAAAAGATTGAATTTTTTCTTGAGCTTCAGCTAATTGTGATTTCATAGAATCAATAGATTCCTTAAGTTCGACACGCTCTTTTGCAATAGCTTCCTTTTCTGATTTAGCTAATTCAATATCATTACGATATTGCTCATCCTTTTGCTTAATCGCTTCTGCAAAGGTGCTTGTCATAGAGGCTACCGCTTCTTCTGAAAATTTCTTTTCAATAAGGAGAGTCTTCAATTCGGAAATAACGTTTTCTAATTCCATGATAATTTTCTTTTTATTTGTTACATCAATAATTTGACTTTGTGAAACTTTTTTTAATGTTTTATCTCTTTTATCTACTATTATAGTAGTCGGAGCTTCTTCATCTTTCATATAAATACCTTTTACATTGGCAGCAGGACTTGTAGTAAAACCAATGCCTAATGGATAAATCTGTCCTTTAATTAATCTATATACACTGACTCCCTCTTTAGTTTTGCCGCTGCCACCATATACTTTTAGAAATGGCTTGAGAGCTTCAACTTCTTTTGGGTCTGAAATTACCTTGGCTTCACTTAAATTTGAACTTCCCAAAGCTATATCATATTCAGTAAATCCAACTTCCCAGCTAGTAGATATCTGTTGATAATAAGCATCTTTTGGATCGGCAGATCTTTCGATTAAACTTACAAAATCTTTATTAGCCGAACGATATACAACCGCTCCTAGAGCAATATTAAATGGCGCTGTTTGATTTTTTAAATCTTTTGGATTTATAATTTCACTAGTTAAATAATCGCTAAATCCTGCGCTTGCAATATGGCCAACAATTTTTTCTTTATTATGTTCAATATTAGTCGGCTTATGTAAGAAGTTTTTAGTAAATGCTAGCGCAGTTTCAGTATCCATTCCATCGCCGTTTTTATTAAACATATTAACAACTGCGGCATTAAATGATACGCCAATCAAATCAATATTTTGTTTATAATCTATACCTTCAGGAATTAAAGATTCCAAATTATTCAATGACGCTACTGAGATAAACGAATCTTCGTTAATCTCACATGCGCTTATGGGAGCTTCAAAAGTTGTAGTATATTTATAATCCATGCTTAATTACTTTTTGCAATCCGCACAAGTATTCATCATGTCTTTCTTGCCAAGTGTTTTTCCGCATGTTGAGCATGTAGGAACTTTATCGTCTTTAGAAAGAGTTTTTGTTTTTTGACCAGAAGCTTTGGCGTCCTCAGTGTTTGGAGCTTCTTTGCCCATTTTTTTCAAAATAGCTTTTTGTAATGCAGGTGGCAACTTCTTTTGCGCGGGAGTAAGACCACCAGTTGAACATTCTTCATTCAACATGTTTTGGACTTGACCATAATGATTAGCGCATGTATTCATTGTTTGTGTTTTGTCCATACCTGCGGTATTAACAAACATATGATCTTCCATTGCACAGCAACTCATATATGATTTATATACTCCTGCTTCTTTCTTATCCATTGCAGATAAGGATACTTCTGTTTCTCCATTACATGTAGAGATGGTTTTCTTTAACGGTAATTTGATTTCGTTTGGGTCAATTTGCATTTGATTTGCTATGGTATAAGATTGCTGATGAATAAGTATCTAATTGATGTTCACTGGAGATATTTAAAATATCATCCATTATGCCCAACGATTCAATATTTTCGAAATTATTTACACAAGAAATCAATTGTTCGTTCCAATTTTCTAAATTAGCAGAACATACTACTGCTTCACATAGCTTATCTAACATTTGTTCTTGTAACTTATTGAATTTTTTAATATTTAATGAATCCTTTAATGCTTCTTTTGCAGAAGATCTAACTTTTTCAATTTCATAAACAATGTTTTGAATTCCCTTTCTGGAATAAGACGCTTTCGCAACAGGTATGCCAGTAGTTCCTAGTGGGCGACCAGCCACCTTTGCTGTTTTATTAATGGCTGGAGCGGAAACACCAACGCCTCCACCTTTTGGTAATTTAGGAGCAGGTGCTGGGATAACTGGAACTCCTCCGACAATGGGATTGTAATAGCCCTTCTTTCTTTCTTCGATGTAAGTCTCTTGAGCTGGTGTTAATTCTTCAGCTAATGGGAACTTACCATTATGGAACATTTCAAGACCTTGTTGTGGGGTTAATACGCCCAATTCAATCAATCTGGTCGCTGCTCTCATTAATTGAGTTTCATCTCTCATATCGAGATCTTTGAATGTGGCTGTTGGATACGACCTAAAGCCTAAATCAATAGAAATTCTTTTAATTTCTTTCTGTAAGAAGTCATTCAAGAAAGCATATCTTGATTCCTTGAGTCTATCAGTAAAGATTTGAGCTTTTACTTCTGTTGCGCTGTATTTTTCTTCGCCAACAACAATATTTTGAAGACCTTGTTTGATATCTTCATTTAAAATTGCATATTTTTCTTTTCCTAATACCTTGTTAAGATCTGGAATAACAAAATCCGCTTTAGTTGTATAATCTGAGATAAGAACTCTGCCAACGCTTTCGTTTTTGAACAGAGTTTGCATTGCATTTAGATTTTGCGGGTTAATTCCGCCCTTATCTGGCTCTGCGCCCATAGTAATCAATAGAACAACATTTTCCACAGTTCTTGTGATTGCTTGATCCATTTTTTTAAGCTCAAGCTTTGCATTGATGTCCTCTAGGACTGGATATCCAAATGGAATAGCAAATGGTTCGTAATCTTGCTTTTTATAAAACGAATAAGAAAGTTTTTTTGGGTCAATTTTAATTTTTAATCCATCTTTATAATAAGTTCCCTTCTTAATGGCTTCTTGAACATCTTTGTCTAGACCATTAAAGATGTCTTTGTCTTCTTCGGTTACTGGATTTTGCAATCTAGCCATCTCATACTCTGAAAGAATTTTTTCAAATGCTCCGACTGCGAAAGTAGAAGTTCTTTTGGCGACGACATCAAAAGGATTTAATAAAATATACCTTACTGGTATTTGATTAATAATTTTACTTTCTGGAGTTCCAGAAGAAGCTAATTTCATAAAATCATTAATAGTGAACTTACCATCGACACGATATAAGAAGACGTTTCCGCTTCTATAGTATTCTCTAAAGTATTGATCTTTTAAATTCCAAATATTAATTTTCTTAAACCAATCTTCAAAAAATTCTCTGCTTTTTGCTGTGCCGCCTTCTAAGAAAATATCTGTATTTGCGAATTCAGACATAATATCAATAGCATTTCTAAAAACAGCTACATTTGCATATGCTTTTTGGCAAAGTTCAATTGCATCTCTAACATGAACTCCATCTGAGGCATAATGGTATGGGAGCATACCCTTTCTAATGCTGCTAAAACGGTCTATTTTTTCCGATACGGCTGCTCTATTAATGCGAGTTTTGGTTTGCATTCCTGATGATTCAGATCTTGAAGCAGCCCTTGATTCAAAATTAAATGAAGCATCTGAAACATAAAAAGGATCTCCACACAATTCTGGAGAAAATGCTTGAGATTCTTGCATGATAGGCGTATTGTCGATATTGTTAAACTTATCCCAATACTCAGATTTTTTATTATAATTCCTCTTTGCCATAACTTATAATAAGTTACACTTTAAAGTATTAAAGTTGACTTTGAACTTTAAATAAGAATTGGAACAAATGTGCTTTGAATGTTTTGCGCCTTTTGATTTATCATGTCAAAATATACAGGGGTCATCCAATTTGCTAATACTAAGGCGGAATAAGAATCTTTTCTTGCTTTATCGGCCCCTCTTTGTTTTTTAAGATTGTGCGGCAAGTCAAAACTCTGAGTTCCTTGGGCTGTAGTAGTAACTTGCACCAAAGCACATTCCACTTTAATCAAATCAATCATATCTTTTTGATGCTCAACGAAATCAATCATTTTTGCGCCATCTGGTTGATTATCTTCAAAAGACCTTGCGAATTTTAAATCTTTAATCGGAATTGTGGCATGTCTTTGTTTATGATAATCATCATTCATTGCAGAACTAGCGAAAAGAATATTTCTGTGATCAAAAGCTGATTGTAGGGATTCGTTTGCATATCTAATCCACTGAGAACTTGGCTTTCTTAAATAAACAATCTTTTTGGTTTGTAGATTGTATTGATTTCTTGCATCTCTAAGGCTATTTTCGTATTCTTGAAGATCGTCAAAATTCGCATCAATAGTATCTAATTTGATACCAGTTTGTTTAAAAATTTCACTCTCATTACAGGAATTCATAAATTGAACTCCTCCGTTATAGTCCATTATAATTGAAACAATATTAAAATTATTTAATAAATAAGCAAAATATATAATATGACTCTTAAGATTAGTCCCAGACATAGCGTAACTATGCACTACGATGCCCTTGGGCTTGTCTTTGTCTCTTTTGATGAGTAACATAGCGAAATCATCAGAACCTTCGCTCTCAGACCAAGACGGGTCAATCGCTAGAATATATTCATCTTCTGGTTCACCAATCACTTCCACACATTGACCTTCTCCATCTGGAATTGTGCAAGCCATCATCTTGCTAACTTTAAAATAACCAGAGCTATCATCAGTGAATACTGCGCCGAACTCTCGATCAAACTGAGATTCACTCATTGTCGCTTTTGCTTGGTTAATTAAGTTTTGATCATATAATTGATCAGGCGCACAATCATAGCTAAAGTGCATGATGGTTCTATGAGCGCCATCTTGAGTATTTTCATTAAGGATAAGGGACTCGTATTGAGAGTATATCTTAAATAGATGTTCAAATCTATAAGATGCAGAAGATAAACCAATAATTTTGTTATTGGGCCATTGTTTTCTATCATCTTCGGTCATTTCCCCCATTTCAATGAGCTTAGTTTCTAAATCAAATATTTCTTGTCGTTCTGTAGGATTTTCCACGACAGAAAGGAATGGCATAATAACCTCATTCAAAACTTTTTCAGGCATAAGAAGAAGCTCATCAATGATCATTCGTTGAAAACGAAATCCACGAAGTTTTTCGCCATCGCCAAGTGGAAGAGCTGTTATTCTGCTTCTTCCAATTTCCATTGTCCATTGATCATTGCTTTTTGATACTCTAGTTATAGCTTGTGCCAATAATTCTGCTTTTGGGCTAAGAGAAATCTCTTCAATTTTATTGAAAATCATTTTTGCTTGACGGAAAGACTTACTAATGATACCGATATGCACTCCTTGATGCAGAATAGCATCTAGAATCGCGTAGACGGCAGTTGAGAAGGACTTGCTCATGCCTCGGCTGTTATGATGGACAAAGCCATTGCCAACGTAGCATTCCTCATTTTCTACTGTTATATCTATGGATACTGTTTCGCATTCCTCTATAGATTTTATTTTAGAAAATATTACTTTTTCATTTTTGATATTTTTTATGATCTCTTCTGTTTTGTTAGATAGATTTTTTAGAGAATCAAAATTATTTTGTGAAAAGCTTTTCCCCCATGAGCCTCGTTTGCCAGTTAGCTTTTCTCTTGATCCATCTTTTTTTAAAATTGTAGAAAAATTTGGAATAAGATTATTCTGATAATTTCTAGTAAATGATCTAGCTATTATTTTTTTCAAGTTTTCTTTTTTATGAGATATTACAAAATCAATAGAGTCCTGAAATTCTTTTAAAGATGAATAATCATTAGATATAATTAAATCATAATATGGAACTCCTTTGTGTTCTCCAGATTTTCTTAGATTAGAAGATATCCCCATATTATTAAAGATCATTTTTACTTGTCTTAATAATTGAAGAGATGTATTCTTCAATCCGACTTTACTTGAAGTATTTAAAAAACATGCATATCCATCTGCATCAAAAAGACCACCAATAAGAGCGCAAAGATCTTCTCTTGGGCATTGCAATAGATCATCACATATGATTTTATCTTTTGATTTTAAAGATTTATCCCAACCAAAACTCTCTAACCATTTTACTAATTTTCTATCGTATAAAGAGTATTCATAAAAATAAAGATTTCCAGTTCTTTGTCTTGTATAAGTTTTTAAATCGTTATCTTTAATAAAATTCTGTATTGTTTCTTGAACTTCATAATTTTCTGAGCAATAATGAACTCCATCTTGATTGACCCATCCATCTCCCAATACATATCCCAATAAATAAAATAAATACGGAGAACCTTTGATATTAGAGTCTTTTATTATATCCTTATTTCCCCAAATCTCCGTAGACATTTTAATGGGTATAATATCTCCAATCAATAATTCTTGAATTTCTTTAAAAATAAACTCTCCATCACAATAGCATAAAGTTTTATGTCCTATTTTTGATTTAAAGGAATCGCCAGATTGTAGGCAAATATCCAAACCCTTAGATGGGGCATTTGTTTTTTTATTTGAAACGCCATTAATACTATTTCTAGATCTTACATGATCTCCGATCTCAATATTTTTAATTTTTTTAAATCCCTCAGAAGATAAAACGTATTCGTTTTGATCTAAACACCAGATTCCCAAAAAGTAGTCTGTTTCCATCATAGCCTTAATAGACATATGCTGGAATGGGAATAATTTAACGCCAGTTAATAGTTCAGAAGCAAATGATGGATTCTCTCTAAGGAATTTATAAAACAAAATCTTTGCTTCTTGCTCTTCGATATAACCTTCTGCATCCATCAACTCTTGATTGATGTTTGGAAATGTTTTTCTTCTTTTTTGTATACCTGTTTCCCAAGCCATATTATTTAATTCTTTTTGACCAAAAATATTGTATGTCTGTCTTCCATAAAGACCTGCCTAATACTAATAATTTTGGAGTTAATTCTACACTAAGCTCTCTTGAGCCACTAAAAACAAATTGGCAGCAATCATCATAGTTTCTTTGTAAGTCCCTCATACTATGAAAAACATAATTAAGGTTAAATTTATTATAGCTTTGTTTATTGTATTCAGCCATAGCATGAAGTGGGGCTTCTATAACAATGAATAGATAGCATCCTAAGCTTCTGCAACGATCTAACTCTTTTGCAAATCGAACATATGAATTTGTAACAGTAGCGCAAAAATCGGCAAAAGATTTTCTGTCAACATGAGTATAATTATATAAATCGCCACCAACAGCATAATCACCTATGTCTAATTTCATAATCTTAGACTTTTTAAACTTTAATGGTTGTTGTTCTCTAGTATCTACAAGAATATCAACATTTGAATAATCATTCCAGAACTCTTTTGGCAATTTTTGACCAAACATAGGTTCAACTAAACAATTTTTACAAGCATCAGTATAACTGCCAAAATATTTTTTATAAATATCAATTTCAGGAAATCCATAAGTAGAAAGTTCAATAGAACTTAAACCAGACTTTAAATTCTTTGATTTGATTTTCTTATTTAATATTTCTCCTATATAATTTTTTACAGCATCAAATGGCGCATTATCGCACCACTCCATTAATTGATGTGGTTGAGAAAAATCTTTTTCAAAATAATCATCATAGTTCTTAAATGGCAACAATTCGCCAGTTAATTTGTTTTTGCGTTGAAAGTGTTTGACATAATAATCTCCCAATAGCATATCATGTTTTTTAACATGTGCATGAAGGCTTTTTAAAGCATC